ACCGGTGTGGAGTCCTTCCTCTGTTCTTTCACCTGGGCTCAGTCGGCGGTCTCCACCAACATCCTTTACTGCATCCCTGTGGGGCCTGCGTTCTGTACGGAGCTTGCCGGCTCACCCAACGTGTGGTACCCCACAGCCGTGGGCTACGCCTCCATGGCCTTCGAGTACTGGCGCGGGTCGTTGATCTACAGGTTCAAGGTCTTCTGTTCGCGTGCCCATCGGGGCCGGCTTCGCTTTGTGTACGAGCCGAGCAACTCATCCCTGTCTACTGACCCCTACGGCTTCTCTAACCACTGCGTCCTGGACCTAGACGCGGACAAGGAGCTGGAGCTCGAGATAGGATTCAACTCCTCGCAAGGCTGGCTCCTCACCAACACGGGCGCCAGCACGGCTTGCACGACGCTGACTGGTAGCATCATCCCCGGTGCCACCACCATGGCCAACGGGAACTTGTGGGTGATTGTGGAGTCCCAACTCATCTCCTCGTCCACCACCAACGCCGACGTGGTTGTCGGCGTTCACGTGAGTGCGGGGCCTGACTTTGAGCTCGCGGTCCCTACCCTCGCCCAGATCGGCTACTGGACGAGCCACGCCGACCAGTCGGGCCACTGTGTCGAGCTCTTTGAGAGGCCCAACACTCGCTGCGTGCTGGTCTTGGACACTACCGTCTCTCCCGCTCTCGTGCTCTCCCACCAGCACCTCGTGTGGCGCGCGGGCATGATCCTCGTGACCTTGGGGCCCCTGTCACCGCCCCCCTCGCTCATGTCCGCCAGTGGGCGGGAGTCTATGAGTGAGGCTTCGGACCAGTCCGGCGTGCGCCGTTGCCGGATGGGCGGCTCTCCAGTACCGAGCGAGCTCTACACCACCTATTTTGGTGAGAGGGTGAGCTCCATCCGTGAGCTCGTCAAGCGGCCCTGTTCCGCGGGTGTGCTCTATAACATGGGCCCCGGCAGCGCCACACCAGGAGTCACCTCCGTGGTGGTAGGGCTGCCGCTCTACTCGCAGCTCTCTTTTGAGGCCGAGAGCAACGTGACAGGTTTGTGGAACCGTCACGTCCCCTGGACTTACCTCTCGTGGTTCCGCCAATGTTTCGGCGCGGTTCGCGGGGGGTCTCGCTGGAGCTTCCGCCACGCCGTGATCTACGACTCGGGCTCGCCTCTCATGTGGCCGACCTTTCGTGCTGCCAACTTCTACAACGCGAACCTCGTCACCTCTGCGGCGGGGTTTGCCACTTGGAACAACACGGAGATCCAGGCGCAACTACTCGAGAACTTTGGGGGGTCGGGGTTCGCCGAGAGCCAGCAGGCCGGGACCTCCGTCCCCGCACTCGACGTGGAGATCCCCATGGTGGCTGCGACCAAGTACTACGATGGCCGTATTGCCGCCACGGACCAGCAGGCCTTCACCCTGTGGGTGGAGGGGATCCCCTTCAACGCATTGAACATGGTGTATATGTTCAACTGCGCCGCCGATGACATTTCGATGTTTGTCTTCGACGGGCCGCCTGCCCTTTCCTACCGGGCGAGCGGCACTTGACATTGCTGTCCCTACCAGGAGGTTCCTGGAATGATCGTGATCGATTGATTTGTATATAGTTTGTG